TGGTCAGGCCGCAGTCCCAGCGGTAGTGGGTGCGGTAGGCTTCCATGCGGCCGCCGTTGCCGTCGACGTTCTCGACCGTCACCTGGCCCTTGTCGGTCATCTGCAGACCGCCGAGCGAGCCCTTCGGGTAGATGCCGTGGCCGGTCTGGTTGCCCCACACGCACAGCCAGATGGAGGTGTTGTCGGAGCCAGAGCCGCCGGCGTCGATGATGTTGTCGCCGTTTTCGGCAGACTTCACGTTGTAGCGTGGAGCCAGGCCGGTGAAGGCTTCGGGTTCGCTGCCTTCGTTGCCGTAGAACAGCGTGGAGGCCATCTCCTGACCCATGCCCTCGATGTGGGCAGCGTCTTCGGACAGGCGGAAGGCGGCGGTGTTGCCGTTCAGGTCGGCCAGGGCCTTGTCGACTTCAGCGTAGGCCTCGAGCATACCGGCCGAGTCGGTCACCTGCACGGTGGTCGACTTGGTGGGCTGCACGCCGCCGTACAGCTTGCGCCAGGTAGGGGCAGGCAGGCCGGTGCGGATGGTCGTGCGGTGGCCGGTGGGCAAGTTGCCCTCGACCATTGCCAGGTCGTCCAGCACGGGGTTGGTGGCGTTCAGGATCTCGACGATCGAGGCGATCTTGCCATCGGGGTCGAGGCGCTTGGCGACGTCGAGGAGCGTCGGGTTGTTTGCAGCGAGAGCAGTCATGGTTTGACTTTCAGTTCATGTTGGGAAACAGTTTTTTGGCCGGGTCGGAGTTGGCGTTGCTTTTCGGCGCGCCGTTCACGAATCGGTCTTCACTGATTGCTTTGCCGACTTTGAACGCCAGCTTCACGACTTCGGGGTGGTTGCCCAGCCCGGTGCTGTTGAGCAGCGCCTTCAACTCGGGTGAGCCGAAGGTGTCGATCGCTTTGCGTGCGACCCCAAGGTTCTCTTCGAGCTTGTCACCGCCAATGTCCTTGTCGGTTTTGACCTGCTCGGTCCAAGTCTCAACGAGCTGGGCGTGCGCTTGTGCCTGACGGGTCGCCATCTTGGCGCCGATGTCAGCCAGCTTTTGCGCCGCGGCCTGGTCGAGCTTGAGCTCCTTGGCGATTGCGGTGAACTCTTCGGCGGCTGCCGAGTCGAGTTCCACCCCGTCGGGCATTTTCAGTTCGTAGGACTCGGGCACCACGGGTTCCGTGGGTTTCGGGTCCGGCGAGCCGGCAGCAGGGTCGGCCGAGGCCGGTGCTGCAGCGCCCGCTGCGGGTGCAGCGTTGCTATCAGTGTTAATCGGTTCCCCGGCGTCGTTGGAAGGTGTGCCGGCTCCCGCGTTGGTATCACTCATCTTTGGTCTTTCCGTACTCTTTGAGCACTTTCATGAACCCGTCGGGCGTTGCCTCGAGGAACTCCGCGGTGAGGAACAGGCCGATGTGTCGCTTGCCTTCGTTGAACGCCATAACGCTGCCGCTATGGTTGAAGGAGCTGCGATACACGCCCGCCTCTTCCAGGAGTCGCATCGCGATGCGGCGCCCTTGGGGGTGACCGAGCATCCACCGCAGATCCTCCAGCTCTTTGCGCCTGAGCTCGCGCGCCCCCGCCTCTTCGGCTTCGGCGTCGCGCTCTTGGCGTCGCAGGTCTGTCGGGTCGTTGATGGTTGCCACGCGCGCATCGTAGTGCGCGCGATTTAGCTCACGGATACGGAGCGTCGATCAGGGCGCGCTGTTGATCCACAGTCCGGTCGAGGCTTGGTACTTGAGCACCTGCCCGTCCTGCGGGTTGGTGATCTTCACGTTGTGCAGCTCCTCGAGCTCGTAGCCGTTCTGCACCTTGACAAACACGCTGCCGAGCGTCGGGTGGCTGCGGATGCAGTAGCCCACCAGCACGAGGTGGTTGGGGGCGGAGGGCTTGGTCGTGGTCATACCCCCGGCGACCGTCGGGGAGAGCCACACCGCGGCGCCCTCGGTCAGGCTCGAGGTGTTGATGTCGCGCACCAGGCCGAACGTCGTGACGTAGCCGTCGGTGTTCTTGGCGATGTCCTCGGTGGTCACGCCGATGATGATCGAGCTGGCCCCTTCGCTGTTGGCCTGCGCCAGCTCAATCGTCGGGTGAATGCCTGTCGAGCCGGTGATGTAGACCACGGCGCCGTTGGCGATGTCGCTGCCCGTGTTGTTGCGGAACTTTTTGTTCTGCTCCTGGCCGAGCTGCAGCGTCACGGTTTCGCTGATCTTGAGGTCGGCGGTGCCGTCCACCGTGTTCCAGCGGAACTCGCCCACCTGCAGCGGGCGCGTGGTGTCGGGCGTGGTGTCGAGGCGCAGGCTGTTGGACGGCTCGCCGTCGAACACGAACAGGTGGTCCTGGTTGTCGTTGGCGTCGCGCACGCCGACGACGTTGCCGTCATCGTCGACCAGGTGCGCGCGACCGGAGACCAGGCGCATGGATTAGCCCAGCATGCTCGGGAACATGGCCTTGGCTGCGTCGCGCGGCTTGGCCTCTTCCTCGTCGTCCTCTTCCTCGGCCGGCGCCAGCGCCATCTGCTCGATCTGCAGTTCGATCGAGCGGTAGGGTTCACCCTCGCCGGCGCTCTCGTTCATGCTCAAGCCCACCACGCACACGAGCGCCACGAGCTTGTGCTCGCTGTCGATCGCGGGCAGCTCGGTGATGCCGAGCTTCTTGAGCGTGTCGTTGTCCAGGCGGATGCGCAGGCCGTAGGGGTACTCGTCCTGCTCAATGGGCGAGACCAGGCTCGAGTCCTTGGTCTTGACCGTGTTCTTCATGTCGGTGAGTTGCATGTCATGCTCCAGTCATGGCGGGGCTCGGCGTGTTGTAGCCCATCAGGCCGTTCATCACGTCCTGCAGGTTGCCGGTGTCGATCTCGCTCGCGGTCTTGGCCGACTCCACCACCTGCGGGGCGGTGGCCGCGGCCTGCTGCGCCTGCATGGCGGCAGCACGCTGCTGGCGCAGCGCTGCAACCTGGTCGTCGGGCACGATGATCTTGGGGTCGACCCCGTAGGCGTCGCCGTAGTTGTCGACGATCTGGTCGAAGTCGAGCTTGTCGAGCACGTCGGGCTTGACCGCGGCCATCTGGCTCACGGTGCCGAGCAGGCGGTCCATGCCCTGGGTGGCGACCGCGCGCTGTGCCTGGGCCAGCACGGAGATGAACTCAACGTTCAAGTCCATGCCCTCGAGCTCGGGCGGGGGCGGCGGCAGGATGCCGGCGCGGTTGGCGTAGTCGAACGCGATGTCGATCAGCGGGGACAGCAGCTCGTTGTGCAGACGCTCGAGCACCGGGCCCAGCATCAGCAGCTTCTCTTCGTGGCGCTCGGCCACCTCGGTCGCGGTGATGCCTGAGCGGTTGTCGTTCGCCAGCATCAGGAACAGGTCGGCGTAGTAGGCCTGGCGGATGCGCTCGCGCACGTCCTGGATGTCGAGCATCAGGTGCTGCAGGTTCAGGTTGACGTCAAAGGCCGAGCGCACGCCCTGCCCCTGGCCCAGGCTGTCGACGTAAAACACGCCGCCAGGCAGGCGGGCCTTGTTGGCTTCCTTGTACTTGGTCGGCACCTGCAGCGGTGGGTTGACCTGGTAGTCGATCGCCTGGCCCTTGCGCAGCTGCTGGTGCTGCAGCTGCTTGACATCGCCCAGGCACTCCATGCCGGGGCTGGTGCCGTAGACGTCGTTGCCGGTCACGACCCAACGCGGGGCCAGGGCCGGGAAGCGGTTGAACCCGGACTCGCTCAGGAAGCGGTCGGCCTGGTCCTTGCCGGGCTCGAGGTAGATCGAGGCGAAGCGCATGTTGCGCCCGTCGCGCAGCTTGACGTCGCGGTTCTTGCGCGGCTCGACCAAGTGGATCACGTCGACCCAGGCGTCGTAGTTGCCACGGTTCCACAGGTCGCGCACGGTCTGGCTGCAGTTCTCTTTGCCGAACTGCTCGACCATCTGGGCGACGGTGAGCTGGAACTCGCGGCACACCGTGTCGACCTCGCCCTTGCTGTTGGTCGAGAGCGCGTACTCGCCCACGGTCAGCGGGTAGTGGTGGATCACGTTGTCGAAGTCGGGCAGCACGATCGAGCAGCCAGTGCCAAAAAGCCCGAGCTCCTCGTAGATCGTGTGCAGGCTGCGGTAGGTGTTGGAGCTGGCGAAGATGGCGCGCAGCAGTGCGGCGCTGTCATGCAGCCAGGTCTTGACCGGGCCCGACTCCATCAGGTCCTTGTCCTGGATCTCAAGACGGAACCAGGGACGGGCCGGGCTCGTCACCCCCGACATCAGGCCGGCGGCCAGCGTACGGGCGCCGAACACGGCGGTGTTGTCCAGGATGTGGTTGGCGCGCTTGTCGCCACGGTTGCGATCGGTGACGACAAAGCGCCCGGCGCGCGGCTGCTGGTAGTCACTGATCTCGCGCCAGTGAGTGATCCAGCTCGAGCGCTCGGTCCACAGCGCGCTCTTGCGCGAGAGGATGCGCTGCCGTTGGTTGATCGGCTTGTCGTCCATCACTGGCCGAGCAAACTGGTCTTGCCGGTGGTGAGCGCGCCCGAGGCGATGCCCGACGGACCGGTGAGCAGGGAGCCACCGGCCATGCCGGCGCGGTTGCGGCGGGCCTTGTCGGTCAGGGCAGCGCTGTCAGGCTGCTTGACCTCTTGAGGGGGTGGCGGAGGCGCCGGGATGTTGGGGCTGGACATGCACATGGGAAAAAACTCCTGTGAGTTGCGGGGCATTGTGCTGCGCACCCCCAGCAACACGGACACCCCGGGCGCTCAGATCCGGGCGTAGGGGTCGTAGTCCATCGCGCTGTCGGGCGTGGCCTCGCGGTCCAGGTAGCGCAGCGCCGGCACCTTCGGCGTGTCCATGCGCGCCAGGATCAGCGCGCTGGCGCGGTCGGGCGAACGGCCCACGCGCTTGACGATGTCCTCGCGGGATTCGACCTTGATGGTCATGCCCGAGAGCTCCCAGCGCGGGGCGCACAGTTCCTTGAGCAGTTCAGGATCGGGCGGCAGCGCGATGCCGTTGTCGGCGTCGGGGTCTAAGTCCTCGCGCATCTGCCACCACAGCTGGCTGCGCAGGTTGAAGAACCCCAGGCGCCCGC